AAAAATTTAAGCGCAAAGCATACGGCTACATCAAATCTGATCTTCTTCATGAGATGGTGCATGTAGCGCTTCCATTTCGGGTCGATCACGGCCCGCGATTTCAGGCAGAAATGCTCCGGTTAGCGATGGCAGGAGCGTTTGAGAAGGTTTGGTAGTGTTTTCGCGTTTTCATCACTGGGATGTAGTGGCGCTTCTTGCCGCAATGGCTGTAGTTTTTGGTTTTGAGATGCTAGGCATCTTCAATCCGAACTACTGTACGATTACGGCGCTAGTACGCGCCTATTTTCCTCGCTGGCTTCGAGCCATGTTGTTAGGCTGGCTATGCTGGCATTTTTTGAGTAAATAATGAACGCGATTCAAGAATGAACTGCGCGTCGCAAAGAGCAGGGCGGATGTGTTCGTTGCAGCGCCGGAACAGCGGTAAGCGGCGAAACGGCTTGTCAGCCGTGCAAAGAAAAGAAACGCGAACAGCGTTACCAAAGGAAATACGGTATCGGCTTCAAAGACAAACAAACCTTGTATGCCGATCAGCAGGGATTGTGTGCTTTGTGTCACAAGTCGATGACCTTTGAAGAAGCTGCCACGGATCACGATCATGAGACTAAAATAGTACGGGCCTTACTTCATCCGAAATGCAATTGCCTTATTGGATTCGCGGACGAAGACCCCGATCTTTCACAAAAAGGCATCGAGTACCTCAAAACGCATGGCAAATTTGGATGCAGCCCTTCAGCAACTCAATAGACTGAGTAGTACCGAAGAAGCGTTGGCGCTTCTGGAAATCTTGGAGGAGCGAAAACGAAAAGACGAGTTCATTCGTTTTTGGTCGCCTTACGAAGGTCAAGCAACAGTATTTCCAAAATTCACAAAAGACATTAAAGAGTTGTATGTCCTCGGCGGCAACCGATCCGGCAAGACCGTCATCGGTGCGGCCATCGCCATGGCCTTCCTGCTCGGGAAGGAATACTTTAAAGGCGAGCCTGCGTGGGAATGGGTGCAGCATTTGCCTATCCCGGAAGATCGTCCTCGTAATATTTGGGTCGTCGGTCTTGATTTTCCGGTAGTGCGCGATGTGATCTGGAAAGAGAAACTGCTCACGGGCAAAGGTCAACCGCCGTTTCTTCCCAAAAATTTTGAAGAGATGGGCGGCAAGATCAAGGAAGGCGACACGCAGCTTATCGCGCCTGATGGCTCGACCTTGACCTGCAAATCGGCCGATTCGGGCCGTGAGAAATTTCAGGGCGCGTCTGTCGATCTGGTTTGGATTGACGAAGAATGCGATGTCACCGTATATGATGAATGTTTCCAGCGTACTGTCGATTGCGGTGGTTATATTCTCTGCACTTTAACGCCGCTTACTGATACGGCTAGTGGCGCGAAAGTGCCGTGGGTTTTTCAACGTGTTAGCGAGGCGCGGGCCGGGAATCCAGACATCGCAATTGTTCAGCTGTCGGTTTTAGATAACCCGCATATTCCGGAAAAAGAAAAAGAACGGCTCAAAGCAAAATGGCAAGGTCATGCGGAAGAACGAGCCCGGCTCTATGGTGATTTCATCCAGCGTGCGGGTTTAGTCTATCCCATGCTGTCGAGAGAAAAGCATTTTGTCAAGAAAAGCGAAATGCGCTCCAATAAAGACCTTTATCGGGTCGTTTGCATCGATCCTGCTCCTAGCGGATACACAGCGGCTTTGTGGGCAACGGTCACTAAAAATCCTTGGTCGCGGTTGCAACCGGGTGATCTGCATTTCTACAAAGAATACAAGCTGGCTAACGAAGTTGTCAGTGAACACGCGAAAAACATTTTAGCCGTTAACGGCGGCGATCCGGTTGATATGTGGCTTATTGATCCGTGGGGCGGCAATCAACGTAACGCGGAGACGCACAAAACCGTCGCGCAGCTTTACCGAGAGAACGGCATTCCGGTGCGTTTTCCGAATCTCGATGAAGATTTTGGTCGAGAAGCGCTTCGAGAATTTTTTATGGCCACGCTCGATCCCACAAGCCGAAACGCGAAAGCGGTCATTGACAGCGATCTTTTCATGTTTGCAGAAGAATTGTTCGGATACGTATGGGACTTTTACGCACGGGGCGAGAAAAAGGGTCTCTCAAAAGAAAAACCTCTTAAGCGCAACGATCACTTAATTAACTGTGCCCAATATATCGCCGGAATGCGGTTGCGAGGAACCCGCGCTAATGGGCTCTCCGACGCAGAAAAACAAAGACAGGCGGCGCATAACTCGTACACTTAAGACAGTTGCTGTAATCCTCCCGTTTCAATTGGAGACGCAACGATGACCTACAAAAATTTAAACGAATGTACGGCAGATCACAGCTACTTCGTGTGTGAAGTGGTCGGTGTAGAAACAGAAGGTAAAGTTTTTCTCATCTATCTTTGCACACGTTGCGGAGATGCGGTATGTCGTCCATTCGCGGTTTCAACTCCCGGTAACGCAATTCGGCTAATGCGGGAAGAGAAACACAATCTTTGATTGCAAAAGCAATCGAATACCTCAATAAACATAAAGGATAATCCAATATGAGTTTATTCAAACAAGAACTACCTTTTGTCGCTCGCACCGCGCAGATCGACGCGCAGGCGCCCGGCGTTTCGGGAGCAACGTCTGTTGCGGCCAAGCCGGTTTACATTCCTCTCTACAATCTGGTTACGGTTTCTGGACTAAGCGCGTCCAGCACCAATCAGGTTGTATTTATCGCCAACGACTCGTATCAAGTTGCCGATGTTCGCGTAACGTTCGGCACGGCGGGCGGCGCCTCTGCGGCTGTAACGGTGGAACACCTGACCGGTACGCAGGCCTCTGGTGCCGGTACTGCTGTCCTGTCTGCCCCGATGTCGTTGACCGGCGCTGCTAATACGCCGGTGACCGGAAGCTTGCTGGCAGCGGGTTCAACCAACAATGCCGCGCTTCAGTTGAATGCCGGTGACCGCCTCGGTATCGTGTTCAGTGGAACCCTTACCGGTCTGGCCAACTGCAACATCACCATCTATCTGACCCGTTGGCAGTAAAAAGGAGAACCAATGTCCGACTCTATGAAGGATTTTATGGGAGCATATAATCAGGCTAAACGGCCCGGTGATTATGATCCTACCTGCGTTTACGGCGGGGGAAGCACTCCCGCCACCGGCCATAGCCCAAATCCCGAGCGCCAGCCGCTGCGGAACGAGCAACCATCACCCACCGTGGGCCCTGCGCCTTCGCAGTCTCCCACTACGGCGATTTCCTCGAATAGTCCGAAGCAGCCTCTCAAGTCTCGGTAGTGTACAGCTTAACTCTTCTTGTTCTACTTCTTGCGGCCAGCGACGGCCTTATCACCTATAAGGTGTTATCTACATACGGGGTAGAAGTAGAACTGAACAAGTTAATACGGCGTTTCGCTAGCGCCTTCCCCCTCGGGTGGTCAATCGCCCTCGGCATTGGCCTTCCGACGGCGGGATGGCTAATAATCGCCCGCACGCTTCATGCGCCTTTAATCCTCGCCTTGCTTGTCGCAGCACGTGCTGGTTTCCTCGTGAAACAGATTGAGACGCATCGGCCCTAAAACCCCGTCCCATAGGAGTTAATTAATGTCTACTCGTGCAACGTCTAAGATCCCCTCGAATGTCACGGTTGTGATCACGAAGGGTGGACACACTAATGATGAACATGCCAAATCGAATAGCGCAATGGCTTTCCCTGTGAAAGCGTCTAACGGTAACGCTATTGAAATTTGGTCGGACGGAGCCGTTTGGGATACTGTCGCTAATAAGTTTGTAACCATCGACAGTTTGATCCGTAACGGCTAATTCAAGTTAGGGGCTGTGCCTAGACATTTTCGCGTTTCGTCGGAAGTGACCTTCAACTAAGCGCGGCCCCTGAGCCTTTCTCAATGAAAACATGTCCGGTCTGTAACAACACGAATGTAGAGTTTGGCCCTGATCCGTCTCGAAAAGGCGGTCTTGCATGGGCGTGTCGTTCGTGTGTGCGGAAACGGGCGACGGAATGGAAAATATAAATGTCATTGCTCGATCCCAAGAGTATGGAACGGGTGCTTGCTGAAGCCAAGGATGGACAGCGAGTTCTTGTGTGTTGTGAAGATCATTCGTATTACCCCGGCAGCAAGCTGTCGCGGCCTCAAATGTTAGGTTGTAAATATTGCATTTTGGCGCGACTCTATTACGATTTTTCTCAAATTCCTCCGGATAAACGCGAGGAACGTAGTCACCAACTAGAATCTCTCGTACATCACATGGCAGAAGATGTAGAGCGGGGTACGTTTGATATTACGCTCTACGATCGGCCGAAATTTACGGTCGAAAAAGTAGACGACAATACAGATACGTCAAAGATTATTTTAACGGATTCAGTTATCTAGGACGGGGTTTTACGGCCGATGCCTTTGAAAATCAGTGACGCAGTTGCCGATTTACCACGTTTGAATAAGTGGGCGAGCGGCATTGAAAAAGACATTGCTGATTTACAGTTGGATTCAAAAAAGCAATCGAAGGCTACCGCTACGTTGCAAACGACGTTGGGTGGCAGTACGATTCCGGCCAATCCGGATAATCCTACGAGCGTATCTGGTTCGTCGGCGGCGGTAACGATTGATGGACAAGTTTATTGTCAGATTACAATCAATTATACATCGCCGTCTCCGATTGGAAGTTTTGCGGGAGTTTTTCTTGGCGTACAAAATTACAACGGTTCGTCGCAGATTGTAAAAGTTGCGGAAGACAATTTTACGTCTAGTGGCGGCGTGGCGCAGAGCTTCAAAACGATTTTGAATCGTACGGGCGAAACGGTCACTTTTTATATTATCCCGAAAAATACGATCGAGGCGTCTATTGCGAATTGGTCTACTGCGCCAAATTTTACGCTTGTTTTGGACGGCTCGATTACGGCGCCAGCCGCACCGTCTGGTTTGACGATAACGGCGTCGGCCTTGACTAATACCTTGACGTGGACAGGTAATAGTGAAGGCAATATGCAGGCGTATACCGTTTACCGGAATACCACGAATACGTTTGGTTCGGCTACTAAAATTGCAACTGTGCCGTGGGTCGCTAACGGCAAGCCCTATTTTGTTGACAAAAATAGTACTGTTGGTACGTTGTATTATTACTGGGTTACGGCCACCAATAACGCGGGGCTGGAGTCGTCGGCTAGCGCGTCGGTGAATGCAACTACACTGGCGGTTGATCCTTCTACGTCCGATTTAGCGGCCAAAGGTAATGTGCCGCCTACGCTGTGCAACGGGTTTTCCTATACGTCTACTACGAGTTCAATTACATGGTCATGGAACAATGCGCAAGGTATATGGCGTGCGGATGGGACATCTAGCGGTATTACGTCAGGTTCGCAAGCGGTAACGGGATTGGCGAACGGTCAGACGTATTATTTTTACCCATATTATGATGAAGGGTCGGGAACATTAAAATTTGTTCAAAATAGCGATGTAACGTATCCGACTCTTATAGGTTATTACGGCGATGGTTCGACTGGTTATGTTTCTACCGCCAGTTCTTTGTCTTTCAATTCAACAGATTTTTCTTGTGCTATTTGGGTGAGCAATGTAACGACAACGACGCCGTTGTTCGATGTGAGTGCGCCGCAGCTTATTGGTACTGCCGGAAATAAGGCGTTTACGCTGTATGCAACAACGACGGGAGTAAATGCGTATTTGAATTTGAATGGTGTTGGTACGGGAGCGGCAGGCAAAGCATTCAATTTTAATGATGGCGTGCCGCATCATATTGTGTTCACTTGGGTGGCGTCAACAAAAACCGCTTCCATATATATAGACGGTGTGTCGGCATCGACTGTTGCCAATACGAGTGGTATTACAGCTGTATCGGGTGTTTATTGGCACATTGGTGCGGTCAATGGCAAAACAGGTTGGGGCCTTACGACAAATACATTTTCACCGAGTAACGCGGTTCTTTCGCATGCAGTAGTGTGGGCAAGTACTGCGATTTCTGCGACCGCTGTGCAAGAGATTTATCAGGCTGGAATCAATATCGGTGAAACTAATATGAACACGGCAATTCTCAATAGTTCTCCGACCTATTATTGGAAATTGATCGAGACATCGGGCACTACCGCTACGGAATCTATCTCAGGTGTAAATACCGGAACGTATCGGGGCACCGTCACGCTCAATAATTCTATGCCTACGGGGGGTGCGACAGGCTCTCCAGCGATGGCATGGAATCAAAAAGATTTTCGTGTAACGCAGGCACAACAGAATCGTGGAAAAATCGCGCTTAGTGTAGGTGCGCTTTCCGCGACAGCGGCGAGCGGCGGGTCGGGTGGCGGGGGTGGTTCGGGCGGAGGCGGCGGTGGTGGATGTTTTACATCCGATACCAAAATACATACCGCCCGGGGAGATATTGCCATTGCTTCCGTGCATCCCGGTGATATGGTGCTAACGGCGAAAGGCACATGGCGGCCAGTTAAAGAAGTAATCATACACGACGGTGTATGGGAACTGCGACGATTGCCGGATGGCAACGGGATTACGGACAATCATCACATTTTGACGGATGGGACGTGGGTGCCTGCGCGTGAATTGTTAGATGGTGCGTATCGTTATGTGGGTCGGGTGTACAACTTAGAAATAGATACCGACGAACATGAAAATTTAGTGTTATCTCCAATAACTGAGCATAGTTATCGTCTAACGTGCGGGCTTATGGTTCATAATTTGCCGCCGGGGAAATAATATGCGTCATCTTTACATTGTGCCTAACGGCCATCATCATGCCTACGGCCATCTATTTGACAACTATCATGCGTTAGAAATCAATAACGGAAAAGACGTGATTGTGTCCGTTAAGTTCTCTAACGACGACGCACAAAATCTTTGGGAAAGTATGGCGCCAGTTGTGCAGCCGTTGCCTCATGAATTTGATCCTTCTCCAATAGGGCACGAGTTAGCAAATCGTTTGGCGGAACATGGCGTCCAGCCACACCATACGACTAAAGATGTCCGAAAACTGCTGAAAGCAAAACATCGACAGATGTAATTTAAAAATATAGGAAAGGCAATCACATGGCTGTTTTTAGTGCAATTCTTTGTCCTTCGTCTGCGCCGGTTCAGAAGGTTGCGGCTTTGGCGGCAACCACATCGAGTGCGGAACTGGCGTTCGGCAACAATACGATTATCGCCGTAAATGCCACGCAAGATATTACTATCGCATTCGGTCAGGCCGGAATGGGTGCGGCAACGGCTAGTAATTTTCGCATTCCCGCCAATACTACGCAAACGTTTGACCTCGGCCAGACGTTCTCTTCAATTCGTGTATTCAATCTTGCTGCATCGGCTGCGGATGTTTACGTTCAGCCTTTGTCTCGTTTCTAAAAGACCCCTTCGTTTGAGAGTCAGTGATGCAGACCACATATTTAGATCAACCGGCGTCTATGCAAAACGCCTCGGCGCCAGATCAATCACAATTGGATGCGGTGAAAGAATCTGCTGGCAAGCATCTTTCCCGGATGTTGCGGTTTCGTCGTCCGTATGATCCGGTTCGCTTTAAGTGGTTTCGGCAATATGTTTCGAGCCGCGATCAAAAGATGTTTCCGGACGGCATCACGCCTCGTGCGAATACTTTTGTGCCGTATGCGTTCTCAAACGTTGAAACCGTGGTGTCTAGAACGCACGATGCTTTTTTTTCAGTGCGGCCTTTTTTTGAGTGCAATGGTCGCGGCGAACAAGATGAACCCGCTGCGGAAAAAATGCAGATTGTTTTAGATTACAAACTGCATCGGGCAAATTTGCCGCAAACGATTGATCTGCTCGTACGCACTATCGCCATTTACGGTCACGCGGCGGTCAAGGTGGATTGGGATTGGGGCTATGATATTGTTACTAAGCCGCAAGCGGTTCCGATTCAGATTCCCGTCCTTGATCCTAATTCAGGTCAGCAAGTAATTGATCCAACAACGGGACAGCCTGCGATGCAAAATGCGGTTAATCCGATGACGGGTCAACCGTTGACGCAGATTCAGATTGTAACGCAAAAAGTACCGCGCAATCGACCGAAATTTTATGTCATTGATCCATATGATCTGCTTGTTGATCCCGATGGGCAAATGGTCGCGCAGTGCATTGAGAAGACGCTTGGAGAATTGAAACGCGACGATGCAGAATACTTTGCTGCGACCGGACAGCATTACTATATTCCCGAACAGCTGGCGCTTTTAGAGCAACGTATTGTTGCTAGCACGAGCGGCAAAGAAGGTAGCGCCGACGATGTGCTTGTTCGTTTTGCGGAATTGTGGAATCAGATTGACGGCACCTGCACGGTAATTACGTTCGGCGAAGATAAGGATGCCGTAGGCTGGAAAGATCAGCGGTATGCCGTGCGAAGCGGCTCTAGCTATTCGCCATATAAACGACAGATGTATACGGGAGAAAATATTCTTCTATATACGGGAGATAATCCTTTTGCGCATAAGCGTGTGCCAATTGTGCATACCTCCTATGTCAAGTTGCCGCACGAAGTCTACGGAATCGGCGTCATCGAGGTGGCGTGTGATCTTAATGAGGCCCTAAATCAGATGGTCTCTATGATTCGTGACAATTGGAACATCGGCCTTAACCACCGACTTCTATATGACACGACTATGGACATCGATCACGAGGCTTTGAATAGTGCCAACGTGCCCGGCGGCAAAATCGGCGTATCTGGCGATCCTTCTAAAGCGGTTTTTCCTTTGCCGACATTTACGCCTAACGCCAACGATTATCAGTTGTTGGACCTCTATAAGGGTCAGCTAGAGCTTTCTACAGGCATTTCAGATTTTTACAGTAAAGGAATAGGCGGCCCGGGAGCAAACTCGACCGCCACCGGCATCAGTTCGATCATTAATGAATCGAATTATCGTTTCAAACTTTTTATCCGCAATTTAGAGCTAGATATATTTCAGCCTCTGCTAGAGATGTC